TCATCAGGTCGTGCCTGCTCAAAAAAATCAATGGTGGTCTGGTCAATAGATGCGTCTGCACCAATCACGACTTCTGATTTATTCACTAGGTCTTTCAATCCCATATATACGCCTTCTTGGTCTACACCACTGGCCTTGCATTCCTTGGATGATGTAAAGCGGATATTCTGGCTAACCTCATCAATAGCAAGGTTCTGCACACGGTCAGTAAACTGATGGAATCGTGTGGACATGGCAGACGGCAGGCATACTGCTACTTTATCCGAAAAGTCTACATTCTTGGCTTCTTCATAGTTTTCCACATTTAGACGGTCCGACAACTCACTGATTAATGAGCGGCGATGAGCAATAGCACAAAAAACCTTTTCTTGTTTGGAAAATGGCTTAATAATCTTTTGTGTTTTTCCGCTACCCATAGGTGCAAAAATCAGGTTTACGCCATTATTTAGGACGACCTCTTTTAAATCATTCACCACAACATGGTTATGCTTTCCCCATTTCTCAGGCTTTACAGCAGACAATGCTATACGTTTACGGTTATAGATAGCCCATTGCACACGTCGCATAATGGATAGGTGTGTACGGTGGTTTAAGAGTGGATGTTGTATATAATTTCGGATCATATCCATAGTAACAAACGCAGGATAGCTCTCAGACATGCGTAAAGCTGCGTGTAATGCCGCACGCGCCACTTTATGGAAGTCTGTGGATTCTTCTAGCACCTTTTCGCAATCGTCGATATACGCCAAATCAAACGCATTTAGAGCAGGTACAGAATTATTACATTCCAGCTTAAACATACGCGGTGTTACGACTTGCTCATACACCTCATTGTAGGATGATAGGTCGTTAAAATCTGTAGGCTTGTTGGTCGTGTCTTTAAATCGCGGATAAACCACATCTGCATCGATTTCACATGCTGCTTTTACTGCTGCCTTAATACCAGTGTTAGACCGCTTATATTGGTCATTATCGGCACACATGACAATGCGAGCAAAAGGGTACTGCTTGCGGATCTCCTTAGCTACTGGCGTTAGGTTGCCACTATCCAGTGCCACAATTACATATAGTTGGGTAGCTTCGTGCAGTGTGGCACCAGTGGCCCAGCCTTCACAGATTAGAATCGTATCTGTTGGGTCACCGATCATGGAGTAGGCACCAGATTTTTTAGCTCCATATAAATAAAACTTGTCGCGCGGACCTTGTATGGTGTCAACCTTAGTGGCATTAATGGCTTGTACGTTTACCAATTCACCGCGATAATAAAGCGGCACGATAAGCGCATTGTTTAGCGTTTGCAGTTGTTCGTTGCTGTCTTTGTATGTCCATTTCCCTACACGTAGATTATGAGCACACACATCCTTTCTAGTCAGGTACTCATGACCATCCACTGGACGCGACATATTCCAGATTTGTTTGGCTTTGGCTGCCGCCTGTTGGTGTTGTCGTGCTTCATTTTGCTCATCAATGATGGCTTGTTGTTCTTGCCGCTTCTTACGCTCTTCACGTTTCTTGATTTGTTCTGGTGAAATACGAGTCATGCCCTCATCAAAACGAAAGCCATTTTGTACAGCAACATAGAATAATGAGCCAATCGTAACACCACGACCATTTTTAAATGATTTCCAGCGAGCCATGGCGGACTTTTGGTTATACGTGCTTCCTTGTGACGACCAAGCAAGCCACATATCCAAACCAGATTCACCTAACTCGTGTTTAATAGCCATGCCAGCCATTACCCATTCGTCTTGATCTTCATAATTCAGCGTAAAGAGTGCTTCCCGAATCTTTTGTTCAGGTATTCCGTTATAGTTCATATCTGATATAATACCTATGTGCTGATACACAAACCCCAACGTCCTGACCGACTTGGGGTTTTTTAATGTCTTGAATGAAGCCAAGTATAGGATTAATACCACAGAATAACAAGTGGTATGTTGCAATTAAAATGGTAGCATTTGGCATCAGAAAAGCCATATCTATTAAGAGTTATCACGTGTACTGCTGCCATTTTCTCCATAAACATAATGGTATTTTTCTCTCTATTTTCCTTATATTGCTTTTAAAAATATACGAGACGCGCGTAGCGCGTCGAGTATAGATATATAGGTGTTTTTTGATGCCAATTGTTGCAATAAAAATCTATATATAATAGTATTGTATATATCTTATGTGGAGTAACATCATGCTAGTAAACCTACCATTAACATTTTTTGAAGCATTCGACCTAAACGAACAGGTTGAATACGATCTATCAGAAGATCATGACGGCAAAGCACTGCGCAATATTCGTCACCGTGCGTATGTGGCAAACATGAATTTTAAATATATTGGCAAGCGCTTTGCTACTGACAGCAAAAGTAAGCCTGGTTTTGTAATTTTGAAGCGGGTGAAGTGATGGAAGATGTAAAGGTTAAAGTAAATAACGAAGCTGAAAGCAAAGAAGCGCAGGAGTTGTTTTTTGAGCTTGGTTATGGGTGGCATGGAAAAGGGAAAAAATTATCATATTCTGAAAAAATACTTGGATATGGTTTTGGCTGGTTGGTTTTATGGAAGCCTGATTGCTTAGTAAATAAAGTTATTCAAATAGGAACTGGATTTGAAAGTGTAAAAGAAATCACCATCGAACAACTACGCGACATGGTTGTATTGAAGCGGAATGATCCAAAAGATGCAAATTATGAGAGCGAAAACGGGAGGATAAAATACTACCTAACAAGCTCCGAGTTTTTTGAGTTCATGAATGGTGTGTGGGTTAATATCGATGAATTAGCGAGTGGTGTTAATTTTAAACCAATCAAAAAAGATCAATCAGAAAAAGAATACCTAGACGAGAATTTTAATCTGGTATATGGATCTGGTGTTTATGAGGTGCCAGAGGGGGCGGAAGTTGCTATCCTATATAAAAACAATGTTGTAGAGTTTTATAAAGATGACTATAAGAACTGCTGGCATATAGATAATCATTTTTGGTTTGACTGCTCAGAGTCTCCTAAGTTTTATAAAAGTGGCTCGGTAGTATGGCAACGAAACAACAAGTGTGCTGATATTGAAGCTCCATCAATGATGTTTCAGCGATGCTTAACAGTAGACACCACCCTAAACCAACGCCAGTCGCAATATGGCAGCTTTGCAAACGTGGCAGCAACAACGCAAAATCTGTATGACTTGACGCGTCGTGACGATATGTCTAACGTACAGTGTGAAGCATTGCACATGATCTGTTCTAAGCTGGCACGTATTGCAAACGGCGACCCTAACCATGTCGATTCATGGCATGACATTGCAGGATATGCCACACTTGTTGTTCAGGATTTGGAGCAATAAATGCTAGAACTCACCATCGTCATTGTGGCTTTGGTGTTATTATTCCATAGGCTTGCAATTAATATTGGATATGCGATACTATTCATCATTATTGCAATGATATATTGGTATTAATAATGCTAAACCCACAACAAATAAGAAGAGCATTAGTTAAGCTGGCGGAGTTTAAGCAACGAGAACACTACACTCCGCTGGCTGTTCAGTACATCATTGCAAATTTTAATGAGCATCCTTTACGGGATGCCATTATTTACTTTGCAGACAATGACCCGAAGGAGTATATGGCTAGACTTGCAGAATTGCGTTCTGTTTGTCGCAGCCGCTACCTTATGGAACGTATGTATCAGGAAACTGGTATCGATGTTCGGGAGATCCTGCGAGGGGATACGCTGATCACTAATTCTGTTTGGATTAAGTTGCGGGAACATTTCGATTTGATTGAGAGTTTAGAGGAGAGGGAGAGATGAGCATAATTGAGCAATTGGGCGGTTATGAAGCTGCTAAAGGTTTTTATGAAAGAGCTACTAAGTATGGTTTTAAGTTAATTGAAATTCGAGATGCTCTTTTAGAACACCGCCGCCAGCACAACATATTTGAGATGGATGATTGCATTATCCATGATGGTGAATTAAAGGTTTTTGCAACGTGGTCAACAGCTATCGAGGGTTGCGCTTATATTGGTTATGCGTTTGCAGAAGATGGAGAAATGGCTGATAAGGATGAATTTCGTCACGCCACAGACTTAGAAATTGAAGCGGGGTATAGATTATGAAAAACATAAAAGAGACATGGAAAAGAACTTATTTGCATTACTTGAACTTCTCCAAACCAATACCAAGAGAACTACGTGTCTACCTTCGTACATTGATTTATGCAATCCGTGACATCTTCGTATCAATTGGCTCGATTATTGTCACTGTATTGTCATGGCTATTGGTGGTATTATTTATCTACTGGATTATTTTATTATGTGAATTGTGGAGTGATGAGGATGTATAACTGGCTAAAACAAATCCTATGCTTTCACGCATGGGAATACGATACACAACCCCACGAACTATTCGTGGTAATTGAATGCCGTCGATGTGGGAAGGTGAAGTAAATGCAATTTGAGATAGGCAACAAGATTTGGAAGCGGCGGGCTTCGCATGGTCGTAAGCCTATTTTTGCCACGCCTGACGACCTTTGGAAAGCGGCAGTAGAATACTTCGAGTGGAATCATAACAACCCTATTATGGAAACAAAAGCGTTCCACTTTCAAGGATCTGTCATTACTGATGAGGTGCCACGCATTAGAGCTATGACTATTCAAGCTCTATGCTTTTTCATTGGCATCAGTCGCCAAGGCTGGTCAGAATATTGTGCTAAACCCGATTTTTCTGAGATCACGGCTGAAATCCAAGATGTTATCTTTAGTCAGAAGTTTGAAGGCGCAGCAGCAGACCAATTAAACGCTTCTATTATTGCTCGTGAGCTTGGCCTTGCTGATAAGCAAGAAGTTAAATCCGATGTATCAATCAACAAAGGTCTAGACGATTTCTATGCAGACCTCGAAACCAAGTCTTAATCCAGCGTTACGCGAATTCTGGACAACTAGAGCGCGTAACAAAATCTTATACGGCGGTCGAGCGTCGTCTAAATCATGGGACGCAGCAGGGATGGCAATCTACTTGTCAAACCGTTACAAGCTGCGTTTTTTGTGTGTCCGTCAGTTACAGAACAAGATTGAGGAATCTGTTTACTCATTGCTTAAGATCCAGATTGAGCGTTTCGGATTGCAGGACAATTTCCGCATTCTTGACAATAAGATCATCAACAAGGTCACTGGATCTGAATTCCTTTTTTATGGTTTATGGCGTCATATCTCAGAAATCAAGTCTATTGAATCTATTGATATTCTATGGAGTGAAGAAAGCCATGCACTAACAGAGACCCAATGGGAAGTGCTAGAGCCTACCATACGTAAAGAAGGGTCTGAGTGTTGGTTATTGTTTAACCCTAACTTGGTATCTGATTTTATTTGGCAGAATTTCGTTGTAAACCCTCCAGCTAATACACTGGTAAGACATATCAACTTCAATGAGAATCCATTCCTAAGCAACACGGCGCTTGCTGTAATTGAAGATAAGAAACGCCGTGATCCAGAATCATTCGAGCATATCTATTTAGGCCATCCTCGCTCTGATGACGAATCAAGTGTAATCAAGGCATCATGGGTGAATGCTGCTATTGATGCTCACCTATTGTTAGGTTTTGGGGATGATGGGCGTAGACGCTTAGGTTACGATATTGCTGACGATGGTTCAGATAAGTGTGCAACAGTTTACGCAAAAGGATCTGTGGCCTACTGGTGTGATGAGTGGGCAGGCAAGGAAGATGAGCTGCTTAAGTCATGTACTAGAGCCTACAGTACGGCGAGAGAATATGACGCGCATATCGTGTATGACTGTATCGGTGTTGGTGCTTCCGCTGGTGCTAAGTTTAAAGAGTTAAACGCATCCAATGGTGGAAAGATTCAATACACCAAGTTCAATGCTGGAGGTGCTGTATTAAAGCCAGAAGCATTCTATCAACCTAAGATTAAGAATAAGGACTTCTTTTCTAACCTTAAGGCTCAAGCATGGTGGGGTGTTGCTGATCGTTTTAGATTGACGTATCAAGTCATCACAGCATTAAAAAACGGTGAAGAGCCACCGCCGTATCATGTTGATGAATTGATTTCTATCAGTAGTAATATGCCAAACCTTGAGAAGTTGAAGATGGAGTTATCCGTTCCAATGCGTGACTTTGATAATAATGGGCGTGTCAAGGTTGAATCTAAAAAGGACTTGGCTAAACGAGAAGTCAAGTCCCCTAACATTGCAGACGCGTTTATTATGGCTTATGCACCTGTCACTGGTGGCATTAATATGTCACCTGACATGCTGGGGATGATGTAGTCTTACAACTTGTGTGCGCCTAGAGCATAGCCAACGATAATGTTTATCATGGCTATGTTTAGGAGGATTAGGTAGATCATTCAACTGCTCCTATCATGGCTTTGTAGATTAAAGTATGCATGCACTCCATTGGATATGATAATTCATCCCATTGTCTTCGTATCCCAGCATCAATCATTTCCTTAGTGGGCTCCACAGTCACCAATTTATAGCCTTCGCGTGATGCGGAAGCGATCCACATTTTCCAACCGTGATTTATCTCCATGCACAATGAAATTGTGAAATCATCATCGGCATAATCATCACTTGTTAAATACATATTTAGTTCTTTAACAAAATATAATCGAGCTAATGCCATTTGGTTTTGTAATGGCTCAAAGATTTCTCTTTCTCTCTCTAAATTCATTTTTGTTCTCCTTTTAGGATTTTAATAGCATTATCGCTGTTCCCAGTTCTAAAGTAGTCAAGAAGCTCCAATTCTTTTAAGGCATCATCTATCCGCCTCTGTAATTCATCAATTGTCTTTTGTCGACCTTGAATACCCTCAAACATCATTTGATATTCTTTTTGAATACGCTCATTCTCAACATGTAACGCATCAATATTTTTGTGTAGACTATCGATTATAGATTGTCGGGATTGTTGACCTAGATCAAAGCCTTCTTTAATTGCAACTTTATAATTTTTAGCAATCAAATCACCGCAACAAATAGCTTCAACCAAATCTGGAAATTCCTCATTAAAATAATCATCAAAACTTTTCATCTCAACCTCCAAAAACCACACAACAAACATGGAATATAAAAAGGATATGCCGAATATCCAGGTTGTTTTGTCAATCATCTTTCAATAACCTCAATGGAATGCTAATAGGTTTAATTTTCTCTACAAATAAAGAAGCTATATCAACAGGCATTTTTTTAGCCTTATGATGCTTTGCTCGCTCATCTGTATTTGTAATCCATACAATTGTAGTTACTTCATTAGTCATAACGCTGCCCCTTCACATAATATTCAGGATAATCTGGTGTTTTGTATTCTTTGCGCTTCTGTTCTTGTGGATACCAAACACGCAGTTCTTCAACTTCACCGATCTTTGTCTTGATGGGTGGTTCTGTTTTGGTATATATCCATGCTGTTGCATCTTTACCTCGGAAAAACCAATCGCCGTCTAGCTCCATGTATTCCGTATACATGTCGCCACGCGTGTTATAGAACTGTGCTTCACCTTGTGGCGGGTTTAGTGCGTAGGTTAGTTGTTTCATATCTTCAACTCCTCATCTATACCCACCATTCTATTATTGCAATACTTATAAGTCAATACTCACCACAATATAATTGCTATAATAGACCCATTCATAAACAGGATCTAACTCATGTTTGATTATTTCAAGAAAAAGCCGCAACCAAAGAAAGCACCTGACTATAGTGCGCTCGCCATGGCACTGGCACAAATGGACCAGTCTAACCAACAGACTATGGAAGCATACGCATTCCCCGTACTTCCTGACGGCGTAGCACCTAAAGAGCATCAATTGGCTATGGATAGCCAATGCCAAGCTATGGCAGGATATGCAGGATTAGACCCGCAGTTCTATAGTGGATTCCTTGGCTACCCTAAACTAGCCCAATATGCCCAGTCTAGCGAGTACCGCAGCGTGGCAGAAACCACGGCGGAAGAAATGACCCGCGAGTGGGGTAAGGTCAAGGGCGGTGATGATAAGGTCCTAGAAAAGATTGAGCAAGAGCTGGAGCGACTAAACGTCCGTGACCTCATGCGCCGTCATATCGAGATTGATCATTTGTTTGGTGGTTCTCAGATGTATATCCGTATCAAGGGGCAGGATACTGAGGAAAAACGTAGCCTGCCACTGCTATTGACCCCGCAAGGCGTTAAGAAAGGTTCATTAGAGGGATTCACTGTTATCGAGCCAATCTGGACCACACCAAGCGTATACAATGCCAACGACCCAACACAGCCTGATTATTTCAAGCCTACAATCTGGTATGTACTTGGACGTAAAACTCACTGTGACCGCCTATTGACTCTCATCATGCGTCCAGTGCCAGATATGCTAAAGCCTGCATATAACTTCCGTGGCATTAGCATGACCCAGCTTATGGTGCCTTATGTGCAGCGTTTTAACCGCACTGTAGATAGCGTTAGCGAACTGATTCATACCTATAGCCTAACTGGCATTAAAACCGATATGTCTGCAATGCTACAAGGTGACTTGAACGGCGTTTCTAGCCTAATCACTCGCCTACAGGCATTTACCAAAATGCGCAACAATCAGGGCATCATGGCAGTAGACAAGGATGGGGAAGAATTTTTCCAGCTTAATACGCCGTTGTCTACCCTTGATTCACTACAAGACCAGTCGTTACAGATGCTGGCAATGCCTGCCAAGATTCCATTGGTTAAGTTGTTAGGCACACCGCCAAGCGGACTAAGCTCCAATGCAGATGGTGAGATCCGTGTCTACTATGACCATATTGCGGCGTTACAAAAGGCGCACATCCTGCCACAGATGCAAGTCATTCTGCGGCTGGTGCAATTGTCCTTGTTTGGTAAAATCGATGAATCTATCTATTTCCAATTCAATCCACTGTATCAATTGAGTGAAGCTGAAATGGCTACGGCGAATGCAGCTAAGGCTACAGCAGCGCAGACTTATGTTGATATTGGTGTTTTAGATCCAGAGGAAGTACGCGACTCTCTAGCAGTTGATGAAACATGTAACTTCGCTATTGTGGATAAGGATAGAGTGGTGGAGGTTGATAATTATGAGGATGATCCAGTAGACGCACAGGAGTAGTGTCCGCAGTCCAAGGACTAATGCCACACTAGATCAATAGCTTTTATTTGTGTCAATAAAAAGCCCCACTAAAGGGGCTTTACTTTGAACTCTTCTAAAAATGGTTCGTAATTAACAATTCTTTTCCACTTCTCACATGATTCAAGCCATAAAAACCAGTTTTCCCCATCATGTAGCCAGTATTCATCCATGCAGTCAATGTGCGTAGCCCCCTCAGGCGCTCCATCTAGGATATGTTGTGGTGTGGTAGTATTCATAACTCAACCAACCCATTAAAATCAGGTCTAGCACGTTGCCAATGACCTTCGTTATATAGAAACCAGACGCCATCTTCTAGTAACCAGTATTCATCGTGTCGTTGTTGCCAGTGGGTTGCATCGTTCATTTCTCAACTCCTCAATAGCTTCTACAATTTTACGCCACACTTTAATATCTAGTATTGTGGTAGTTCCTTTATACACGTTGTTCAGTGTTGATGCACTAACCAGTAGCTCTATTTTATCTGCAAGGACTTTCCAGCGATTGCGTGGATTTGCCCATGATACATACTCAGCCAGTACAGGCATCTGTATTTCACGGCGTGCTGCTGCATCTGCGACAAGCCTGTCATTGCGGATCTTTAACTGTCCGTTAATCTCCTGCTCTGTTTCCTCCTGTTTTGCGTCAGGAGCGCGTATTTTGTTTCCATTAGCTAACCACGCATCTACTTCGCTTTGTAGCTCTGTAGAGCGTGTGTGCTTAACTTCGTAACCCATTGTTGCGCTAATTTGTGCATTCATCTTGTTTTTCCTTTGTTGTTGTAGGTTCATTCCCAATTGGTAGTAGGCGGTGGGATTCAAAGTAGGCAATTTGCACCAGTCTACCGCCGTCCACATTCAGACCTTCACCACAGTAGCAGCGCCACACATCAATTAACGGCGTTCCTAGGCCATCTATAGCGTAAGGCTCATACTGCATAAGCTCCACAGTTTTACCAACATTAGAATCGTTTACAGCCCCTTTTATGACTATGGCAAGGCCGCCTTGTTGTAGTTTATTCATTGGCACTGCTCCACTAGGTTGATGGCTTTTTCTAAAGGGCTTACACAAATCCTTCCGCCAATTGCCCACACTTCATTTTCTTTTAAAACCTTTTTAGCCCCATCAATACCTCCTCTTGACTCAACCAACTCAAAAGCATCAATAATCCCCTCAAGATCATCAAAATCCTTATCAGAAATCAAATCACCCATGTATATAAACCATTTATCATTTGGCGATGCACAAAGATTAAAGCAATCACTCGCCTTTTCAATACCATGTTTTTTAACAAACTCAATCGCTTTCATGTCACAAACTCCAAAAACTCTCTAGGCACCACGATTTCTGCCCAGCCATCATCAACAATACATTCATTTTTATTTGCATCGGTGACTATAACAACGTCACCGTTCTGCAATGCCCATTCAATACAACAGTTCCATAAATCTTCGTCAGTCGCTATTACTATGGCCTTCATTGAATATGCTCCGCAAGGCAGCTACAACTTGTTTTATATCATCTTCTGTGCGCCATGCACCACCATGATCACAACCCAAGCAATTCCAAGAAGAATACCCTTGTTCATACTCAAAGTTTATAAAATAATAAATTTCACCGTCTTTAGGTTTAAAAGGCGCTGGCACCTCAATTCCATTGATTGTGATTGTTTTTGGTTTTAGTCGAAACTTTCTACCAAAATGAGCAGACATACTCATGTATACCCACTCCCCTAAATCCTCATCGTAATATTCAACTTCTTCATTGTTAGCCAATGCAATCAATGCTTCTTTACCACTAATCATCACACACCCCCATCATCAAAAGTTACAGTTACAACAATCATTACACGGCCATCAGTTAATGCTGTCACGGCGCAGGACTGGTCAACGATAAACAGCTTGTGTTCTTCCATGTATGCGTCGATGTTTTCTTCCAACACGAAGCTCTTATTGCCAGTGAATACTCGGATTTGTTTCATTCTACGATCTCCCATGAACCGCCGTTTAAGTGGACGCATCCTTCCAAGAGGATATAAATTTCATCACCTATATCATCTAAAATCCAACCACCATGTCCACTAAAATCAGATAGTGAATATTCTTTTCCTTCTGTTAAGTATTCAGGCAGCTCATCATTGTATGACTTAATTTTTACTTTCATTCCTCTGACTCCCAAATTAGCTCTGGATTGATCATGCGTGACTGGTCTAAATCTTCCCACATTAAATCAATATTCAATGGATTGAATTTTGGGTAATTATACTTGTCCTCATCAACCATCATTGCAACAGCCATTTCATTACCATTAACAATAAATAATGATAATTCATCATCAAAACTATCCACTGCTTTAAACATTTGTACCTTCATTCCCGCACCTATTTTGCGTCTTGTTTCACTCATTGTATTGCAATAAATCACCAATTGCAAGCATTTTTATAAGTCATTGATTTATATAGACCAGTGGCAGCAAAAAATGACGGTATACTCTGAAAAATAGCGCGTAGCGCTATTTTTCTATATAAATATATAATATATAAGGAAAAATAGATAAAAATAATGGCAGCAAAATAATGGAGATACTATAGATATAAGGTGTTTACTGCTGCCAATTTTAGTAATTATTGACACCTCTGGAAATACACTGTAGTATTGCAACAAAACAAGGAGAATAACTATGTTTGAGCGTGGTGATCTAGTTTGGTATTTCGGAGAGAAAAAGACAGTTACGACTGTTGGAGTTTTCGGTGTTTATTTTAGTGATGGAGTTTTTGCCACGCATTGCATGGTGAAGCCAATTTATAGAAACGGGAGAAAGGTGAAGGTATGTTTAAAATAATGGTGTGTATTGTGGTTATGATTTCTGTATTTGCATATGCTGGCGCTCATGGTCAATTCAGCCCTCTGTTGTGGATGGCTAGCCTTGCAGCAATTGCAGCAGTGCTTGACTACGCTACGGATCTTGCGGAGGTGGGGAAATGAAAACACGTTTAGAGTTGGCTAATGAATACGCATTAATGCACATGATGAATCCAAAATACAAAGATGTTGATGATCTTGAGATGATTCAATGGGCTTATGAATATGCCGATTCCATGCTTGCTGAAAATGAGAAGCGAGAGCAAGACAAAAGAACATTAGCGAAAGATGAAAATGGAAACTGCATGCACTTCCACACAACATTTGGACGTGGTGAGTGTTTTGATTGTGGTGCCAAGTTAAAAGAAGAATGGCGACCTGATTGGAGTGTTGCTCCAGATGGTTATGATTGGTTTGCTGTTGATAAAAAAGGAACTGCATATTTTTATACATATAAACCAGAAACAATAGAATCTGAGGAATATTGGGCTGATTTCACTGGTATTTCTAGCAACGGTGCGGCTTTGGAGTCTGATAGTTCATTTGGCTACACAGGCAACTGGCGCAATTCCCTACGCAAACGACCAGAGGGGAAATAATATGGAATGGATTAGTGTAAAAGATAGACTGCCTCCAGATGGTCAACAGGTATTGTTATTTATTCAAGCTCAAATGCAGAATGTTGATTGCGATACTAACGAACCAATTAGTGATTTATATATTCGCACAGAAAAAGCAATCGGATATATAACAAAAAATACCCTGTGGATTAATTATGATCAGGACGGATACTATTCTCTTAGTGATGTAACCCACTGGATGCCACTCCCTACCCCACCATCTGAATAATGCTAAACTAAGCTCACTACGGTGGGCTTTTTTATTGAGGTTCGTTATGTGGATTTTGCTTAGTTTAATCTGTCTTTATTTGGTGTGCTTATCATGGAATCTGTAACTTTAGAATCGATTGCCCCTAGCGCATCCGTAGCGGCTCAATACAAGCGTTCTATTGATGATCTGGTACGTGACATGCGTCAGGACTTTAAAACGTCTGTAATCGCAAACTATCGCTCAGAATTGGCTATGGATGGGATTATTGACTGGATTGGTCATGTCGTGGATTCATGGGTAGGTAAATGGACTGACCGACTGGACCAGTTATCTAATGAGGTGGCGCAGGATTTTGTAGGAAAGACCAAGACCAACTATGACAAGCGCCTCATGCGTATTCTCAAGCGCCGTGGTTTTACTGTTCGCTTCACCAATTCGAAGCGGGTACAAGACCAAGCGCAGATTGCTATTGGTGAAAATACTTCCCTAATTAAGTCTGTAGGCTCGCAGTACCTAGACAATGTTCGTGCAGCCGTATGGCGTAGCGTTAAGGATGGGTACGACCTAGAAAGCCTGATTAAACAATTGAAGCATATCGACGGCGTAACGGATCGCCGTGCAAAGATCATTGCTAAGGATCAGGTGGCGAAGGTGAATCAGGATTTTGAGGATGCACGGTGTGAAGAATTGGGTATTACGGAAGCTATCTGGCTACACAGTCATGCTGGGAAACAACCACGCCCTAGTCATGTTAAGGCCAATGGCACACGATACAATATCAAGGAGGGTCTATATCTTGATGGTGCGTGGACATGGCCCGCGTACGAAATAAACTGTCGTTGTAGAAAGAAACTACTGATTGAATTAAAACCACAAAATAATTTAACTTTCACTGGTGTGTAGGGTTGACACCACAATTTTAATGCAATATATTGAACGTATTGAATGAATCTGTGGGCGACACAGTACATTGCGCAGTGTAAGTCTTGAAATATGATTCTATGCAACTATTCGCACGTTGCCATTCAATACACAAGCCAAGTTGTGTAAGCAAACGGCAGACCATCAAGCCATAATTGGTGGTAACGAATTTAAGAATATTCACGAAAGGCAAAACTCGAAAGAGATATTACGTGATGCAAAAGGGAACAATGAAATGCCGACCCTTAGCCCTTAGATACAGAAGGTATTGCGCATAGGCAAAATGCAAAGTGTATCAGTTAAGCCTGACAGCTAGGAAAGACTAGCAAATTTTGAGGAGTGAATTTGTATCACTCTCCTTGAATCAATTTGATACAAGTTCACTCCATCAAAGTTTATAAACCAATACAACCTATCCCATTATTTTGTGGTGAAAGATTGAGTTAGGTTGTATTCGTTTATACTCAGTGCCATTGAAACGATGGCGGTGCACAATGGGAACGATGCCAGACATCGAATACTGTGTAGGTTCACAGTGTTTTATGAATGGGCTTTACATCACGCCCCACCTGTAGGAGGCGGCAAGCAAGTAGTACCGTGCATGACTTCATAACCTAGAAATAGGTAAATAATCGTTTTACACAAGCCTCTAGGTCATGCTAGGGGCTTTGTTGTTTCTGATATAATGTTTTTATTTATGGGTAATCATCATGCCACTAGAAAAAGGCAAATCCCAAGAAGCCATAAGCAAGAACATTGCAGAGTTAATCCGATCTGGTAAACCTCGTGAGCAGGCTATTGCTATTGCCCACAAGGAAGCAGAGGATATGTCTCCAGAAGAGTTCGACCAATTGTCTGGACTGATTGACAAGTGGCTAAAAGAAGAATCTAAAGAGACTGAACACGCTATGGATTCCGCTCGCTACATCGACGACAACGGCCACTTAATCGTTAAAGAAACAGTTATCACAAAAGCGGACGTTAATCCTTATTATGGCAAGGAAATCCCTAACGGCGCTGCATTGGGATTAGATCCAGAAAAAATCTACTTCCTGTTACGTGACCCAGAAGAATTGCGCGCTGGCATGCAGTCTTTCGCTGCTGGTCAATTACTCCTTCAACACATCCCAGTACATGCCACTAAGCCAGAAAAAGAACTTACTATTGGAGCTATTGGCTCTGAATTCCGTATGGATGATGAAGGCTGCGTATGGGCGATGATTCGCGTAACAGATCAAGAAGGTATTGATTACATTCAATCTGGTAAAATGGAGCAACTATCTGCTGGTTATGCCTACACTGCTGATATGACATCAGGTGAATACAACGGCATAAAATATGATGGTATAATGCGTAACATACGTGGTAATCATGTTGCACTGGTTGAGCGTGGTCGCATCGGTCCCGATGCTATCATTGCAGATAACATGCCTAACGAAATCGAGGAATATTTAATGACTAAAAAAGTCGAATTGAAGAAAGGTGCACTGGCAAAGCTCCAAGCTGAATTAGGCATGGACTCTGCGGACGGCCTTAAAAAGACCATTCTCGCTGTTCATGCTGCTCTTGCCTTAGATGAAGATAAGGAAGATGAAAAAGCCGAAGATGAAATTGAAATCATCGAGAAGGAAGAAGCCGAGGACGAAGAACCTAAAGAAGCCGAGGACGAAGAATCAGAAGATGACAAGAAGGCTATGGATGCTGCTACCATCGAACAAAACACTGTTGCTCGCGTAACAGCATTGTTTGAAGCTCGTGAAAAGGTTAAGCCGCTTGTTGGTCAGATCGCTTGTGACAGCGCAGAAGAAGTGTATAAAATCGCACTATCTAAAGCTGGCGTATCAACTAAAGGCGTTCACCCTTCTGCATACGGCGCAATGGTTGATTTAGTTTTAGAAAAACAAACTACCGTAACTATCGCTCAGGATTCCGCTGCTCCTTCTACAATGTCGAAGGGATTGAAGGATTTCACTAAACACATTCGTAAGGGGTAATTCAGATGGGATTCCAAAAAACTATTAATTTAGCACCACCAATTGCAGTCGAGGGTAACTTCGCTTCTACTGGTGTATACCATTCTGTTCTCGCTGGCTCACAGCAATTAGTTGCTGATACCGCAGGCGTAACAATGGGTCGCTTTGCTTGGGCTAACATGGTAACTGGTAAAGCTACTAATGTTAAACCAGCAGATATAACTAACTATGTGCAAGGTTTTGTACGCCGTGGCGATAACACTGCATTGATCGTTGCATGGTTAGCAGAAGCATCTATGTTGGTGCAGGCTGGTTATGGCGTGACTATGTATGACCGTGGTGACTTCTTTGTCAAGACAACCACAGCGGCTACAATTGGTCAAAAAGTTTTTGCATCGAACACTAATGGCGAAATCGCTACAGGTGCAGCAGGTGCGACAGTAACAGGTTTCACTGAGACTAACTTTACTGTAGCTTCGATTGGTGGCATTGGTGCTACAATCAAAATCACAGCGATTTAATGGAGTATAAAAGATGCCTTTAGAATTAACAAACGGCGACATCAGCGTATTGAATCGCCAATTCGGGATGAACTTCCCAGCAAATGCAAAAGTCTTGACCGATGCTGACAAGTACCGCGTTGGTATGGCAATGGATGCTGACTATGTTGGCGGTGTTGCTCAGACTGCTGCGAACGGTGGCGTTCCTGCCTTATTGACCACTTGGGTTGATCCTTCTTATATCGAAGTTGTTTTAGCTCCGTTAAAGATGGGTGAAATTTTTGGCGAAGTGCAAAAAGGTAGCCGCACGACTTCTAGCGTTATGTTCCCATTAGTGGAAGCTAACGGTGAAACATCTACCTATGGCGACTTCAATGACAACGGCATGTCTGGTGCTAACGTGAACTATGTATCACGTCAACCATACGCATACCAAACGAATATCAAGATTGGTGAAATCGAGCAGGAAATCGCAGCAGAAGCGCGTGTTGATTGGGTTCAACAGCACCAAATCGCAGCGGCTCGTACGCTTAACCAAATGCAAAACCAATCATACTTATATGGTATTGCTGGCATTAAAAACTACGGTATCTTAAATGATCCTGATTTGCCTGCATCTATCGTTGGTGTGAACTGGTACTCATTGACTGCTTTAGAAGTGTTCAATGAAGTAATCAAGTTGTTTAACCAATTGATTGCACAAGGTCAAGCGCATGTAACTCCTGACAGTGCTATGACATTAATCATGTCTAACACAATCGTTTCAAACTTGAACAAAACAAACGAGTTCGGTTTAAACGTGCGTACACTGTTAAGCGACAACTTCCCGAACATGAAAATTGAAGTTGTGCCACAGTACAAGACTCAGGCTGGTGAAATGATCCAGTTGATTCTTGACAACTACAATGGTCGTAAGACTGTAGAGATGGCATTCACTGAAAAGATGCGTGTTCATGCGGTAGAAATGAAAACTTCTGGCTGGTTGCAGAAGCGTTCACAAGGTACACTTGGCGCGGTAATCTATTACCCAATGTTTGTAGCTTCAATGTTGGCGAGCAATACAGCACCCTAGTTTGGGGCTGTATCCTTCGCTTGGTGAATTCCCTGCGTTGGATCTTTACCACGAAGCATAGACCAAAGAGATATAGTTATAATGACTGTATCTCTTTTTTATGGATGACATAAAATGCCTATATAGCCCTATGTTGAGGTTGATTATCAGAACCTACCCTCTCAGGATACGCCGTTCGCGCCTGCTGTTGCATTACAGGTTACGCAGCTTCATCAATAGTGGTATAATTTATTTATGTTTAAATAGGACAAGTTAAAATGTCAACTGTAACAGTATCTTGTAAAACGCCTAACGGCTTTGTAATGGAAGTGGACGGCACACGTATCAATATCAATGGCTTTAATGCTAAAGAGCATGGTCAGTTATTGGTTATTGAGGGCCATGAAGCTGTAGGTTTAACTCATGACGTACCAGAAGCATTCTTTAAGAAATGGCTAGAGAAGTTCAAGGACCACCCTTTACACACTAATGGTTTGGTTTTTGCCGATGTTTCTGCGAACAAAGTAAAGGCTGAGACTAAAGAGCGCAAAGGTGTTAAGTCTGGCATGGAGCCAATCGACCCTGCTAAACTTCCTGTTGCTGGTGTAACAACGGAGAAATAAGCCATGTCTAACGTAGTCGTGTTTGATCCTGCTGCATTTAAAGTAGTCTTTGATGAATTTGCCACTGTACCAGATGCAAAGCTGAATTATTACTTTAATTTGGCAGCAACGACTATTTTAGACAATTCAGAAAACGCATGTATCCCACTAGTAGAAAGAACAATCTTGTTTGATCTGTTGGTGGCACATCAAGCGGAACTGAAAAAGCGCATTGAAGAAGGTAACAGTGGTTTGGTTGGTCGCATTTCTTCTGCATCAGAGGGAAGCGTATCAATCTCTACTGATTACCAGATTCAAGGTAATACCGCACAATGGTACAACCAAACCCCATACGGGGCGCAATATTGGGCGATGACAGCCAAGTACCGCACGTTTACTTATGTGGTTACTAACGAAGCTATGCCAGTGGATAGAACGAGGTTTATGTGAGCATTAAGCGCACAGGATCCCTAGACCAAGCATTAAACCGCTTTATCACCACAGATAAAGCACACGTTCGTGTCGGTGTATTGGAGGGTTCAAAGTACCCAGACGGAACCAACGTGGCATCAGTGGCATTCTGGAACGAATATGGCACACGTACTGCTCCACCACGTCCATTCTTTCGGGATACCATCAAGAATGAGAAACAAAACTGGTCTGCATTGGCTACTAAGGCAATTCGGATGGGTTATACAGTGGAGCATATGCTGGGGCTTGTTGGATCTGCCATGCAAACGGATATACAACACAGCATTATGACATGGTCATCCCCTAGAAACTCACCAACAACCATAGCAATCAAAGGGTATGACGCTCCGCTTAGAAATACAATGTTGCTCCATGACTCGATAAAATTTGAAATATCAGAAGAAAGTCTTTAGAATGTAGTAGCAATAATGATTTAATCGGATTTAACCCAGTGCGATAATCTAGTAAAGCGCACAACGGTCAAGAGGCAAGAATAGTGCATAGTGTCTATGAGCAGCGACCCAACCGACAAGAAGGCTCCATTATTGTGTTTTAAATTAACCGCAACTACATTTGACAGCCCTGCCTTATGGCGGGGCTTTTTGCTATATAATATTTATTATTTATTGGTGGTTATTATGTCACTACGAGTTCGGAAGTTAGCAAACTCTGTCACTCAGGCGGTGAATGAGAACATCGTTGCGACTATTCGAGTTTCTACTGGCTACATTATTGATGCAGCAGGGAAACAAGTGCCACAGTATCAGGACTTGGAGCGTACAATTCAGGTGCAATCTGCCGAGTCTGAAATGCTTGAACACTTTGGATTTGCTAACCAGCAAGGCACATTCGTTACAGCATACGCAGATGGCATTATTCCATCGATACAGCGTTATCTTGGCACTGGTAATGCTATGGTAGTCATGAAGCCTTATGGCGAGAATACAGCAACTGAGTGGCAAGTGATGCGTGTTGTAGAGTCATATAATGACTGGGTTAAAGTCTTACTTTGGAATACAGGGACATGACAGAATATTTACAGCCGATTTATACAGATATTAGGGCATGGCTTTTATCCATGTTTCCCAATGCTCCAATAGTTCAGGGATACCAAAACGCCGTACCAATTCCAATTGATGCAATCATGATGACGTTCATGCTTGAGCGCAGACTTGATCAATTGACAGTAAAGTACAGCGATAACCACGAAGAAGCCGCTATACAGCAATCGGTGCAGGGCACTATGCAGCTAGACTTTTTTGGTGAAGATGCACATGCACGATCAACAGAATTCGCGGCAATGTGGCAGACTGTTTTTACTGCTGACCAATTAACAGCATGTCAACCACTATATTGCAGTCATCCCAAAAATATGACCTTTGTAAACGAGCAAGGATTCTACGAGCCACGTTACATGGTAGAGCTTGAATTACAGTATAATGTTAGCTATGAAAAATCTATCAATGGTGCAACTGGCCTAAATTCTTCGATAGTTAGCACATAGGAGCAACAGGATGAAATTAATTACAAGTCAACCAGTATTCACATTGGATGATGATACCGCATTAATCACTGAGGTGATGAAAAATGTATTTACTTATCAAGTAACTGGTTCTGGAACAGCAACGATTCAAGGTTCAAATGATAATGTTAATTGGTTTAACTTAACCACAGCAGCTATAACAGCCCCAGGTTCACTAGTGGCAATTCATTCTTGGCGATATATCCGCAAAACTGGTACAGCAAGTGTTCTAGTATCGAGAGCATAATTATGGCTATAAATACTTATGCTGCATTATCTCCAGACATTTTATTGAATCCGTCACCTGGATGTATAAATTTGTCAGGACTAAAAACACTAAATTCCATAATTTCTGAAATCTTTGCAAACGGTGAACAAGGTTTTACGAGAACACCTGGTGATCTATCTACGATGTATCAAGATGCTGCTGGTACTGTGCCTGTTACGGCTGTGGGGCAGCCTGTAGGGTTGGTACTGGATAAGAGTAAGGGTCTTACGCTAAGTTCTGAATTGGTTTTGAATGGTGATTTTAGCTCAGGGGCGACAAGCTGGACAACAAGCGAAACAGTAACAATTTCAGGTGGGGTAGTTAATTTCAATAACGCAGAGTCAGGGGCACTCGTGCTACAAGCAAACCCAACGAACTTCATCGTAGGTCTGCTCTATAAAGTAACGTACACTATCATCAGTATTTCTGGTGGGTCTGTTAGTTGCGCTATGGGGTCAAACTTGGGGACTATTAGAGCAACTGCTGGTACTTACACTGAATACATTGTTGCACAATCAGCCAATGTTTACATTAGGGCAAGAATTAACGGAACGACTGCAACAATTGACAATATTAGTGTTAAGGGTCTAGCAGGCAACCACGCCTACCAAACCACATCATCAATGCGTCCACTGCTTGTTGCATCACCGCAACGCTTAGATTTCGACACAGCAGATGACAAACTCATCACCAACTTACCTGCACAATTAACAGGCTGCACAGTGATTCGTTCTGTACCAAATGTCGGAACTCAGATTCTAACAGGTCAAACAATCCCTACAACATACAATGACAACACAGACCATTGTGGGCTGATTGTGATTAACAGGGCTTTAACTGCTACAGAAACAAGTCAGATTACAGCTATATTTAATAAAGCTGCGGGGGTGTGAAATGTTTAATCTATCAGTCGTAAACATCATCCCTGATGCTCACAAAGACGCAATTAATCAAATCGCTGAGCTATATGACTGCGGGGAAAACAACCTATCTGTAAAGTTAATTGACAGTACAGGTGCAATCTATTGGGGCTGTCATTCGTGGTGGCGACCCGAAGATTACGCCACATTTACTGACGCTGATTTACGCGCTCAAGTTGTGCCAAGTGAGTTAGCACCAGCACTTGAATTTCTGTATGAGCGCTTAGTATTGGATGGTGATGCGCAACAGAACTGGCAAGCAGCATTGAGTGAGCTTGGCTTGTCCATTGTTGTATAATATGTATATTACTGAATATAGGTGAAACAAATGTTCAAATCAATTCCAGCACGTACCATTGCAGCGGTTTACCCTGCCGTATTGGGTGCGGGCGGTAATCCATTAGGACTAAACACAAACATCTTAGATGGCAATGCTGTTTATCCAAACTATGAGTATTCATCTGCTGCCCTTGTTGGTTCGCACTACGGGCTAGAATCTGATGAGTATTTGTTTGCTACAACATACTTTAATGGCTATAAGGGCGCGACTACTCGCCCACAGTCGTTATTCATTACTAAGCACAATGATGCCGATGTAGAAGCCAAATTGATTGGCGGCTCTGTTGCATCTCTAACGATTGCACAATTGCAGGCGATTAACGGCACATTGTCAGTCACTATTGATGGCGTTGTAAAGTCTGGTACGGTAAACCTATCAGCAGTGGCGTCATTCAGTGACGCAGCAGCAGCTATCGCTACAGCATTGACGATTGATTGTACTTATAACTCACAGTTAAAAGTATTCATCATTAATTCGGCTACTTTTGGTGCTACGTCTACAATCACTTTTGCATCTGGTACGGCAGCGGCTCCATTGTTCTTGACAGAAGCAACTGGCGCTTTGGTTGACAACGATACACTAGCAGACACTACAGCAGCAGCAATGCAGCGCATGCTTAACGGTGGCACTAACTTCGCCACGATTACCTATATTGGTGATTTCTTCGATACTGATGCACTAAAAGAGATTGCAGCATGGGTAACTGACCAAAACGGTCGTTTCTGGTTTGTGTCTTATGGTTTAGACCCGTTGGCAATTGTTCCAAACTCTAATACTGCATTCGGTGCATGGTTAGAAGAAACAAGCCAAAACGGTACTACTCCAATCTATGGTGAATTGGTACATGCTGCCCTTGCTTGTGGTTATGCCGCTTCGATTAACTTTGAACAGACCAATGGTCGCACTACAATGGCATTCCGTTCACAAGATGGTGTAGAAGCTACTGTAACAGATGAAGCTGTGGCGGCAGCATTGGAGAGCAATGGTTACTCATACTATGGTGCATGGGCTACTGCCAATGATCGCTTCGTGATGTTTGGAAACGGTGCTGTTTCAGGTGACTTTAAATGGGTTGATAACTACCTGTTCCAATTGTTCCTAAACACACAGATGCAATTGGCTGATGTGACATCATTGCAGAGCTTCGGGCAAATCCCTTACAACGCTGAGGGTATCGCTATTCGTCGTGCTGTTCGCCAAGATCAAATCAATGCAGGACTTAACTTCGGTGGTATCCGTGCAGGCGTAACATTGACTGAACAACAAAAAGCAGTTATCAATGGTCAGACTGGTTATGATGCAGCGAAAGAGCTAGAAACAAAAGGATGGGTTTATTATGTAGCCCTGCCATCAGCTCAGGTTCGTGCGGCACGTGGTCCATTCATTGAAATTTTCTACTACACTGACGGCTCAAGCCTACAGCGTATTGAATTGACTTCAACCAACGTACAATAATTTAGGAGATACTCTAATGGCAATGGGTCATAATCCAAATACAATTACAGCCGCGAATAGTATCATTCTATTTCGTTGCGCTGGTGTATATGATGATTGGGTGAAGCTTGGTGGTTATCAGGCTGATACAGCTGCTTCGTTTGGTGATGTAACACTAGGCGAAACACGTGTGGGCGTGGATGGCAAACAATCAGGTGGCTTTGTACCACATGAAACACCGTTCACCATTAACTTTGAAGCGAACTCTGAATCGCTTCAAATCATGGAGAACGTATACAATGACTTCGTAAACAACATGGAGCAGCGTTTATGTGAATTTCAAATCACATATCCATCTGTGAAGCGTCGTCAATCGTTGTCTGGCTTCATGGTTACAAAGTCTGGCGGTACTGGTATCAGTCGCTTGCTAGATGGTTCAGCTTATACGTTCAACCAAATTTCTAATGGTGTTGAGCAGATTTAAACACATGCGTGTATAATAATAAGGGTGCTATATGCGCCCTTTTATTTTAGTCGGAGCTACAAAATGTTGAAATCAAAACCTATTACCATCGAGAAGGGTAAAGATAAAGGAAAGACATTCCAGATTACAGAAATGCCATTGCTAGAAGCTGACCGATGGGCGTGGACTTTAGGGCATGGGATGCTGCGTGGTGGCATCGAAATGTCTGAAAGTGATGTGAATAAAATTAACTTCAATAGCGCAGGCGGCATCTTGGAGTTTGCCAAGATTGGACTTGGTGCATTGGGTAATGTTGACCGTGACACACTATTCATGCTGCTGGACGAAATTACAGAGAAGTGCATTAAGATCGTGCCTTCATCTGGTGAGCCGCGCACAGTAATCATGGGTTCTGATATTTCGGATATGGCAACTTTAAACATGCTGCGCATGGAAGCAATCAAGATTCATATTGATTTTTTAGCACAAGGCGACGACCAGAACTAGAGCCGTACACAGCAACTCTACCACTAAGGCAGGGTGTACTAGCTACCCCTGCCAATCTATCAGAGGTTGCATTCAAGGCATTGGAAACCAAACAATGCACCTATGTAGATCTTGGAACCATTCTAGGGCTAGAGGATGCTTTGAACATAATCGAGTTTGAAGAAGTCGCCATGTATAATAGAAACAAATTAGAGTATTTTTCGAGACAAGAAAATGGCTGAAAATGTAGTCGAAACGATATTAGTTAAACTTGGTCTTGATGCTTCATCGTTTAGCGGTGACGCAGAAAAGGCAATTAAGACTAATGATAAGTTGAACAAGTCTGTAGAGAATACAGATAAAATCGTTTCGACTGTAGGAAAGACATTAGGTCGGTTCTTTGGTGGTATTGCATCTGCCACAGGACTAGCCAAGCTAATTGATGAAGTGCAGAAGCTAAACGATGAGCTTTATTTCCTAGAAAAGAATCTAGGCATGTCTGCCAATACAATTAAGGCATGGCAAGGTGCTGCGGCTGCTAGTGGTGGTACTGCTGACGGCATGACATCAAGCATGAAGTCACTCAACATGGCAATGAATGATTTTGTCGTGATGGGTGATACTTCTATGCTGCCATACATGAATGCACTAGGCATTGCCATGACGGACGCAAATGGAAAGGTGCGCGATACTGACAAAGTGATGCTAGACCTTGCAGACAGCTTTAGCAAGATGGACCGTGAACAGGCGTTTTCTATCGCTTCCAAAATGGGCATTGATGAGGGTACGTTTAATACCCTTGTGCAAGGTCGCAAGGAAATGGAGAAGATGATTGAGTATCAGAAGACTATTTATAAGTCGTCTGAGAAAGAATTACAAGTAAGCCGTGACTTAGCGCGTAACCGTGCATTACTTGGCACCCATTGGGAAAGCATGAAGCTAATGATTGGCAACATTTTAATGCCATTATTCTTGAAGCTAAGTGAAGTCTTACTTGGCATGTTTGAATACCTACAAGCACACCAACGAGAAGTCAAAGCATTCTTTACTGGTCTTGCTTTTGTGATTGGTGCAATCCTAACGCCTATTCTAATAAAAGCTACTATAGCTGCATTGGCATTCATTGCTCCATTCGCTCCATTTATATTGGTCGTAACTGCATTAGGTGCTGCCTTTGGTGCATTGTATGATGATTACAAGACTTGGGCGGAAGGCGGTAATAGTTTGTTCGATTGGGGTGCATTCCGAAAGTATATTGATGACTCTACCCTATCAACCGATAACCTGAAAAACGCATTTAAAAACCTTACCAAAGAAGTTTTAAGCGGTGCTATCCCAACATTGAAGGGATATGCTGATATTGTGCGTATGCTTGCCGAGGGTAACTTTAAAGGTGCTGGAGCATTAGCTACAGAAATGCTAGGAAATCTAGGTCAAAATATTGCTGATGTTGTGGATGACGTTACGGGAAACAAGCGTGGCAGTTTTGTTGATGGTGTGAGCCGATTCTTGTTTCCTGATAGACCAACGACTGTAACAGGGACAGGTGTAAACGCACCACCAGCCAACGAGGTTCAAAACATGACAGCAAAAGGTGGGAAAGGAACACAAGCAGAATTTGTAAAAAAATATCTTCCAGTAGCTCAGAAGGTTGGCGCAGCTTTAGGTGTTCCTCCAGAAGCATTGCTTGGTCAATGGGCACTTGAAACAGGATGGGGTAAATCTATCACTAAAGGCACTGGGTACAACTTAGGTAATATTAAGGCTGGTAGTAGTTGGAAAGGTGCTACCGTTCGAGCTTATGATAAAGCGGAAAAGTCTTATGACCCGTACCGAGTGTATGAAACTCCAGAAGCGTTTGCTGAGGATTACATCAAGCTAATTAGTAAAAATAAGCGCTATAAAGGTGCTTTAGGTTCCGCCACTCCAGAGGAATATTTCTCGCAACTTAAAAAAGGTGGTTATGCCACTGATCCTCAGTATGTAAAGAGTGGTGTTTCTGTTACTAATCGTGTTAAGAAGGAATTAAATATTCCAAATAACGCAGCACAAATCCAGCAAACAATCCGACAAGGCACATCACAAATCCCTGCCAATGCAAAATCAAGCAATATCAGCAACAAAAACGATGTTAAAATTGGTGATATTAACGTGTATACAACTGCCAGCAGCGTAAAAGGTACCACAACTGACGCAATGACAGCGGTCAACAATCAATTATTCCAATTCGGGGTATCAATGACATGATAGGGCTTCCAGATATTCCAAACTTCACACAGCCACAAGTCAACCTAGGTGTTGGCTTTGGTGGAGCTGTTTTATTGAATCAGGTTTTTGATAAAAAGATATGGGGCATTGTCAATGAGTTTGGCATCCCTATCCTTCTTGCTGATAGTGTAGTAGGTATGTCATACGATGCAGGGAATACTATCTCAAATATGCCAATTGAGAAAGGTTCATTTGCTTCATACAACAAGGTGAATGCTCCATCAATGGCAACTGTGACTATGGCTAAATCTAGCGGTGGCGCTTTGGGGCGTGGTGCTTTCCATGCTCAATTGGAAGCATTGCTGAAATCTACGCTAAAATTTAATGTGATCACTCCTGAATTTGTCTACATGAATTATTCAATGATTGGCATTAATTTCAGTCGTGAAGCTCAGGACGGATGCACATTGATTAAGTTTAATGTGGAATTGCAGGAAGTTTTAGAATCAAAGATTGATTATGCTTTCGAGGAAGTGGCGGCTCCAGAGGACGCATCTTCTGTTGATGGTGGTGCTAGACAAGCAAGTGACCAATCGAATAACTCTATCCTATTGGATGCAGCAAACAAAATTAAGGATTTATTCTAATGGCAATCTACACAATCCCTCTTGATGCTGTACCAAACCAATTTTTAAGCACTGGCATCAATGGTGAAACATGGTCAATTAAGCTAGAAACTCGACTAGGGCAGTTATATATATCATTGTCTAATCGTACTGATGGTGATGTATTAAATAACCGACTGTGCCTTGATAGAACTCCAGTCGGTCATGGTTTTATGTTTGTTGATGTTGATGGGACCACAGATCCTGTTTATGAAGGGTTAAGCGGTCGTTATGTTTTGATGTGGTCAGATGAGTTATTGTAGAATGGACAACAATGCTTGATCTAATCAGTTAGCCATACGGGGCTTTTTTATTGCGTCTAGTATATAATAGAACCATTCTTTTCTGGTGTATTATTATGAAACGCAAGGTAATACGAATTACAATTACTTTAAGAGATGGTGAGGAAGTTTTTGACTCCAGTGGCAATAACTCCATCTCATCTAGTGGTTTAGCCGTATCATGTAATCTAGCCTATGGTAATGGTGCCATTACCCCAACTGCACAAATCACAATCTACGGCTTAGCATTAGAGAAAATGCTCAAGTTAATGCGTGTGCAATGGAATACCATGAATGCGTTATTAAATACCATTCGTGTCGAAGTTGGTGAGGAAGGTGAAACGCTCAAGATTGCATACGAAGGCAATATCACACAAGCCACAATTGATGCTAATAGCGCGCCAGACATTCCATTGATCATCACTAGTCAGATGGCTGTTGTTGAGAATATGAAGGCGGCAGAGCCTTACACATCGCCTAAAGACCAAGAAATTGACGCAGCCGACATCATCAAAGAGCTATGCGCTAAGATTGGCTATGAATTCGAGAATAACGGCGCTACGCATATCGTAACCGATTACACGGTAGAAGGCAGCGACCTTGAGAAGATCAAGACAATTGCACTGCAATGTGACTTTGATATTTATGTGGAGCAGAAGCTAATTGCTATCTGCCCTAAAGGTGGTAATCGCAATATCAAGATTCCTGTCTTAACGCCTACTACTGGCTTACAAGGCTATCCAGTGCCAGATATACGCGGATTGTCTTTTATATGCTTGTATGACCCTGCTATTCGCTTTGGTGGCATTGTTCGCATTGCTGACAGCATTATCACGGTGTGTAATGCAGACTGGCGTATCTATGGCATGTCGGCACAACTAGAAGCCAATATTCCAAATGGTAAATGGCATATTACAGCAAATGCAACATGGAGGGATAGTAAAGATGCAGCAGTCCAACGCTAGTACATTTAATATAAATGACTTAGGTGGAGCTACAGAGCTTCAATTTATTATGCGGTCAATGATTGGTAAGGTTAATACTGGTGAGCTTGTTGAAGTTATTTCTGTGAGCAATGATGGCTTATCCCCTGTTGGCTTTGTTTCTGTACGTCCATTGGTCTATAAAATTGATGGTGACAATACCAATATTGAGCGCCCAATCATTCACAATGTGCCATATTTCAGATTGCAAGGCGGCACAAACGCAATAATCATCGACCCTCAAGTTGGAGACATTGGTTTTTGCGGCTTTTCATCCCGCGACATCTCGTTGGTGAAGCGTACACGTAAAGCAGCAGCACCTAACATTAAATCAAACTATGCAATCTCTGATGCTTTGTATTTTGGTGGTATGTTGAATGGTACGCCTGAACAGTATGTGTGGTTTAAAGAGGGTGGTGAGGTCGTTGTAAAAGCTACAACAAAGATCACTATTGACGCACCATTAACGCACTGTACTGGCAATCTTACCGCAGCAGGTACCATTAAAGACTTGTCTGCATCATCTGGCGTTACAATGGATGCAATGCGTACAGCATACAATGGTCACAATCACACAGAACAAGGCGATGGTCAACCAACGTCACCACCTAACACACCTATGGGGTAGTAAATGGCTAGCACAATATTTTTACGATACGACACATGGGATATTACCCTAGACACTAGGGGTAATCTAGCAATTGCCACTGATACATACCAGCAAGCGCAAGATATTGCTAGTTCATGCCGTGTGTTCTATAAGGACGACTATTATAGACAAGGTGACGGCATCCCATACCTAGAGGAAATCATGGGGCAGGCTGCCTACCCTCTTTCCTTGTATCAGCGTAATCTACATGATCGCGCCATGCTTGTTGATGGGGTGGTGTCAGTAGATGTTAAGTTGCAGCCGCTACAAGACAGACTCTTGTCAGGTGCTATAATATTCACTAATGAATCAGGCACTCAAGCAACGGTTGGATTATGACAATTCCTAAAATAGAAATCACAGATACAGGGTACATCGTACCAACTACAGAAGAAATTAATGTGGGTGTGTGGCAGATGCTACAAGCTGCACTTGGTGACAATATCAGCCAAACACAAGGCACACCACAATATCAATTAGCTACATCGTTCACAGCAATGATTAAAGATGTTTACGATAACTTTGTGTTACTGGCTAACCAGTTTGACCCTCGTTATGCGTCAGGAATCTACCAAGATGCTATTGGTGAACTGTATTTCATGACCAGAAAACTTGCGACAAATTCTGTCGCACCATTAACTTTCACTGGATTGTCTGGTGCACCAATTCCAGAAGGCTTTATTGTTCAGGATGTTTCTGGTAATTCTTGGGCTACTGCTGGAGCATATAATATCGGTGCTAATGGCACTGTTACAGGTACGGTTATTTGTCAGACTTCTGGTGCAATTGAAGCTAATCCAAACTCAATTACTGTTATCCCAACCGCACTATCTGGATTAGATAGCGTAACCAATGAGGATAGCGCAGTAGTTGGTTATGATGAAGAATCACGTGATGACTTCAATGTTCGCCGCCGTGAATCTGTAGCAATTAATGCCAAGATGACAGACGATGCTGTGCGTGCGGCTGTACTGGCAATTCCTAACGTGGTGGACTGCTACGCAATTTCAAACCCTACTGACGCAACTGTGAACATTGGTGATACAAACTACCCAGTTACACGTAACTCTATTGTGGTTTCTGTTGTTGGTGGTGTTGATTATGATGTTGCAGAAGCAGCATTTATTAAGGGTGGAACTGGTTGCTCATGGGTTGGTAATACGCCAGTTACGGTAATTGCTCAGGACTACCCATCTAACCCTCCAGAATACCCTATCAACATTTTGCGGCCTGAATTCTTGGATATTTATATTCAGGTCACTGTACTTGATTTTGATGCTGTCACAGTACAAGAAACGCAAGCGATTAAAGATTCAATACTCGCATCTACTGCTAGTGGAGACAATAAAGTCCGCATCGGTAGTACATTTGTTCCTGCGCGTTACTTATGTGGGCTGCCCGATGTTGGGATTGTTTCGATCAAGTGCAGCACAGACAACTCAACTTGGGTGGATAAGCTGCCTATTGGCATTGATCAATATCCATCATTAAATCAATTTCGCATCTTTATTGTTGGGGTGTAGCCATGCAAAACATAAAAGATACGATTATGTCCCAATATGCCAATAGTCCTAATTTATTGGCATTAATTGATGGATTAAACGAAGTTGTAGACCCTCAGTATTGTATTGAGGACTTCTATAACCTGGTTTATCGCCTGTCTAGTGCTAGTGGTTTTGGTCTTGACATCTGGGCAATTAAAGTTGGCGTTTCTCGCAGCGCTCCAATGACGGATCCATTCTCAGAAAAGTTTGGATTTAATCCTGCATATAATCCATTCAATACATTCCCTTTCAATGGTACAGGTTCGGTTTTTGCATCATATAGACTACCAGACCAATTATTAAGACGACTTATTATTGTTCGTGCTGCTATCAATATTTTGCACGCCACAGCAATTAATATTAATAAATTCTTGTTAATGATTTTTAATGGGCGGCGTGCTTACTTTAACATTATTGGTCATATGTCTGCTGAGTATGTGTTTGAGTTTACCCTAACGCCTTTCGAGCGCATGTTCGTTTATAATTTAGATATATTACCTAAACCTTGCGGCGTTGGTGTTTCATTCAGAGAGAGTTACCCTCAAAATTTTTTGTTTTGAAGGCACAGGCTTACAAAATTTCAATCATGGAGTATTCGCCTAATGGCAAACCCTTTATTTATACCTATTAGATTTGCAATGAATGGCGCCAAAAACGTCATTCAAAAGGTGATGCAAGTCGGTCAGGATCAAGAAGATGCGACGTGGGATCTTGGCTGGCCTGCAATAACTATGATTCCTAAAGAAGATGGTGGTCTGGCACCTAAAGGTCAAGACTTCAACGGTGTTTTATATACTCTAAGCGATCACGCTGTGCATCGCCAAAATGGTGAGCAGATATTATTTAGTCAAGATGTCGTTGATAATTATGGCGGCTATTCTCTTGGAAGCATCATCCAATCTAATGACTCATTACGCCATTACCGCAGCTTAATTAATAACAATACATTTGATCCCAACACTACACCTATTGCTGGGCGATGGGAAATATACGCTGGAAGTGGAAGTCTTCCTATCGCTAGTAGCACAATTGCTGGTGTAATGAAAGTTATTAACAGCTTAACAAGCACTGATTCTGGTAGCGCGTTAAGTGCTGCGCAGGGTGAAGTGTTGAATAGTGCAATTGGAACAAAAGCTAACTTTTCAGATTTTGGGAAAAGCCAATCTCAGAACGGATACCAAAAATTCCCTAACGGCTTGATTTTGCAATGGGGGTTTAACTCGGAATCATCAGTAACATTCCCAACGGAATTTAATTCAACATGCTTTGGTGTAATCGGTAGTTATGCTAATCAAACTTACGACACTCGTATTTTTGCAGTAATTAGTTTAAATAGATTAGGTTTTCAAACTAACACGCAAACACGCCAATATTATTGGATCGCAATAGGATACTAACCAATGACAAACCCTTACTTAATATTTACCCCAATTCAAGTTGTAGCTGGAACATTCCTAGTTCGCATCGAGTATAGAATGTAAGTGAAAGCCCTTCGGGGCTTTTTTATTGTAAAATTAAACTATTATTTTATTTAATGGTTGAAAACAAGTGGATTTCATAAACTGGAAAGAAATACCGCCGCTGATTTATGTAATTGCCTTAGCTACATTTGGTGGTATCGTACAAAGTATTGATGAACAGCGAAAGGATGGAAAGACAGTGCCACTATGGAAGCGGTTTTTTTCAATGGTGTTAAATGGTATCACAAGCGGATTTGCTGGTACTCTAACATACTTCTTGTACTACTCTATGTCCAATAGCACTGAGCCGTCCATGTTCTTGTTTTTCTTAGCTGGCGTTTCTGGTTGGTTGGGTGGCGGTTCGATTAAATTCTTTGTAGCAATCTGGAAAGCGTTTTTACATACGCAAGAAAAAGGTGGCGGGAAATGAAATTAACAAAAGGCGGCTTCGATATTTTGCGTGAAAAGTTTGGTCCATTAAAGCAAAGCCAAATTGATGCGCTGAATTTTATTGTTGATGCAATGGATAAGGATAAAACTATATCCTACCCACAGGGAGCGTATGCACTTGCGACAACATGGCACGAAACAGCAAAGACAATGCTCCCAATTGAGGAATACGGAAAGGGAAAAAATAGAACATACGGCACATGGTACGAAAATAGTAAGGGTGAATTGTACTCCTTCATGGATGGTAGCAAGCGTACGGCATATCTGCAAAGCATGTACCCACATTTATACTATGGTCGTGGATATGTTCAACTGACTTGGTTCGCAAACTATCGTTTAGCTTCCGACAAACTTGGGCATGATTTCCTACACAATCCAGATGATGTGATGAAGCCTGAATATGCAATTCAGATTCTAACCGAAGGGATGAAGCAAGGATGGTTCACAGGTCGCAAGCTATCAGACTACATCAACCAATCAAAGAAAGACTATCTGAATGCTAGACGTATCATTAATGGTATGGATAAAGCAGATCTCATTGCTGATTATGCGGTAACTTTTGAGAAAGCGTTACGGAGTAGATGAAATGAAAATTGAACAAATTGCACTGGCAACAATTGATATTGCTCGTTATGGCTATGAAATCTATCTGGCAACTGCTAGAGCTATGGATTCACTAGAAGAAAGCGGCATGTCTGGGAAATCCAAATTAGAATCAGTCCTCTCTATGATCATGGGTATGTTTGATGAAGCGGCTAATAATTGGGAATACTGGTCCAGTGTCTTGATTAAGTTCATTGGCGGCATTAAATCTTTTTATAATGCTTTGAAATGAAGAAAGGGCCTTATGGCCCTATTCTTTTAAACTTGGCATGCCGCAGCATACCTAGTAATAACAATGTTTCATTATTCTCATGTGTAGCATATCTTCTATAAGATTGGTTGTATCTTAATAACGCACCGCGCTCCACTAGAATAATGTTGTCAATGTCACAGTTAAGTTTATTACCATCCTTAAACGTCAATATATGTGTATCAGGTATTGGTTTTCCCCATACATGATGATGCTTAAAAACCCTGCCCTGTTCAGTCTTGATTAAAACCATTCCATTAGTGGGGTGGATGTATTCATCTCCAATGCTCATCACATTATGAGGAACCATGCCCTTTTTAAATGTGGTTTTGTTTTTTGGCTTCTTGTCTAACTCAAAATCTCGTTTTAGACCGTATCGCATACAAAAACGCTTCATGCTGTCATACGTTCTATTTTGGTTAAATTTCTCGTTAAACAATGCTGCCATTTTTTTACGACCCATATAGGAGATAGACTTGAGAAAGTCTATCTGTTCCTTATTGAATCTTTGGTTGCTCTGCTGCATCACCTTTCATTCCTTTGTGATCTGCAATTAGCTTTGTTGCATCAAGGATTAATGTATTATTCTTGATTACCTGTTCACTGATCAACTGCATAGACTCTGCACGTTTAACTTCTGTTTCTAGTGTGTCTTTTGTAGCATTCTGCAAGTTATTCAATTGATTGAATAGGATCTTGTTTAGCTCTGCTGGTGTGGTCATTAGTTCGTACTCCCAAAACCACCAGTACCACGCTCTGTACTTGATAATTCATCAACTACATTAAATTGTACTTGTGGATATGGTAGGATGATAATTTGACCGATGCGGTCGCCTATTTCGTAATTGTAAAAAGTGCCAATACCAACCTCTTTTTTAATGTCTAGTGTTGCTGATGGCTTAAACTTAAAAACCACCTCCCCACGGTATCCACTATCCAAAACACCTACACTATTACCAAGTAATAAATCCTTTTTAGTGTTGCTACTACGTGGAAATAATAAACCTACGTAACCCTCTGGGATTTCAAAAGCTAATTGCGTTCCGTAACAAACATTTCCATGCTCATCATAAGATTTTGATGTTGCTGTAAGGTCCATACCAGCGTCACCAGGTTTAGCATAGCTTGGTACTACCGCTTCTGGTGCTAATTTTTTAATGTTCACATTTAGCATTTTCAACTTCTCCACTACGATTTAAATAAAAAACTTCTTTGATTTCGCATTGCTTAATCAGTATTTCGCATTTATCACAAGGTTTGTATGTGACGTATAGTGTTGCACCTTTATACACTTCTCTATCTTCACCACACAATGCCATCTGCTCTGCATGCAACACATGTGGGTTCTTCTCATCCATAGAGCAACTACACTTTTCATGGTACCCATGATTAAATCCATAGCTTATAACTTTTCCATCCTTTACCACCACACAGCCTACTTTACGCTTATTGCATGGTGACAGGTCTGCATATTTTTGTGCTTGGGTTATCATGCTAGACCTACAATCTTCATGCGACTGATAAGTGTATTTCGGTTCCATCCGATTTCCCTTGCTGCTTGTGCAATGTTATCCGTGTTTGACATTACACGAATGATCTTTTTACGCCATTCAATTTTCTTTTCGTTAGATGTACGTTGACGAAGCTCCATTGAGTTTTTGAAATCATAAGGCTTTATTCCATATAGAGAACAACGTGTTCTGAATGTGCCTCGATTAATCCCTAGAATATCTGCCGCTTTTGTTGCGTTACCTTCTGTTTGCTCCAGTGTTACAGTCAATAAATCAATCCAAAACTTTTCTTCAATAACAGAAAATGCGTAACCTTGTTTGGTTTTAATCGCTTCCAATATTTCACTTTTTTTCATGCCGTACCCAACCATAAAATGCCATACCAAAAACAAAACCATGCGATAAATGATATAATGTATTTCATCATGTTACTACTCCACTAAACGCCGCTCAGTATATCGAGCGGCGGTCTTTTTCTGTAATGATAATGGTTAGTGAATCTGTGTAAACCAGTGTTGCTAATTTGCCCTTAAAACTGTATTTGATGTGAATGATTGGTTTCATGTTGTCATCTCGCTTTCAATAATTGCATTCTAGTACAGTCTAAGAAGTATTGCAACTATTCTTCAAAATAAAATAAAAGAGGTTCTTTTTTTACTTCAATCATCCCAAATCTAACTAAGTGTGCAAATTGACTACAGTCTCTAATAACCTGAACATCTCTATAATGAATTAGTAAATCTCGCCAATTTTCTAAATTTAGTGATCTCTTATTGTGATTGCATTTAGTGCATGCTGGCATTAAGTTGTCATAGTTATCTTTCTCTGGATTTATACACGTTCCATCACCATTCCTTCGTATTGGTTCAAGATGGTCGGCGTGCCATTTATCCCCAAGCAACTCACCACAATATGCACAGTGACCATTGTATTTTTGCTTTAGATCTTCACGTTGTTTCTTTGTTAATTTCATTTTCTCACCTTAATCCACTCATCTACTGCATCCATAGCACCTCTCCACCCCAAAGCCACACAAACCATACACCCCTGCTCCTGCGCTTTAATCAAAAATTCCTGTTGTTTTGGTTGCCAGTTGCTTTTGGTATGGTCTTGGCGTTTCATCTCTAGGCACAGGGGAGGTGATCCCAAGAACAGGAAGTCACTAGCTCCAGCAAGCAAGCCCATAGCCTTGTCAAAATCCGCCTGTGCTTTGGTTTTCTTACCCTCATTTTTTACGTGCATGAATAGGATATCAGGATATTTCTTGCGGACTTGGTTGACCAATGTCATGCATTCCTGAGATTCTGTTGGACAGTCACCACGGAATGATAGGTCGCCGTGTACTTTGATTTGTTTATCTATGATCATAAAAAAGCATTCTCAAACATATATTTGTTAATAGAACAATAACCAGACTTCTGTAGCGTATAAACCACATAAGTAGGGGTCTTGGTTCCGTGTTCAGTAGCCTTCTGGAAAGCCCAGCCGTGTCTTGCTACATGCGGTTGGTTGTGCTTAGGGAAGAAACGGCATTTTAGCTCACCGTGTGGGGTGTTGAATAGTACGTGTGTAATATCTCCAGTTTGTTTAACCGTCATATTGTCTACGCGTGTCGTAAATTGCTGACCTATAGGTATAACTGTTGCTGTTTCGCTTAACTTATCTTCTGGGTTAATCAAAGTAATACCGCATGACTGGCAGTTACGAGCAGCAATATCGCATTTTTCACCACAGGAAGGGCATACCTTATGCGCCCAATAATAATCACATCGTTTGTATTGGTTTTTACCTGTTGGTACTACACCCAAACAACGACGGCCATAATGTGCAGGAATTGGCGGATCTAGCTTATCCCCTGCCAGGTCTACCGCATACCCAAATTCGTCCCATGACTCATATCCATCACGTTTTGAGTGTTGCTGTGTGGTTCCGCAGTCTGGGCATGATACGTCAATCTGTATGGATTTTTTAGATCCATACGCCTTGATAATCGGAATGAAGATATCACTGCTACCATCGAATAAGTTTTCAATATTGTTTCCATAATCAAGAAGTAATGATTCATCTTTTCCTTTGTATAAGCGAACCATGCGCCATACCATTTGCTGAAACAATCCGTTTGACCCTACTGCCCGCATAAACACACAGCAGCTTGTATGTGGCGCATCAAAACCAGTAGATGCAATGTCACGGTTTACCAGATATTTAACTTTCTGTGACTTATACAATGCAATTGCGGCCTTGCGGTCTGCACTAGATAGACCACCATGAAGAAATACAGCGCTACCTTCTGGTAGTAATCGCATAACTTCTTCTGCATGTTTCAGCGTAGCACAGAATACAATAACACCAGTCTGGTCCTGTGTATTCTTTAAAAAATCCTTGACAATATTTTCTGTAATGCTCTGTGATTCAAATGCCTTTTTAAGTTCATTGTCAGTGAAATCATCGCCTTTTAACTTTAAATTACTTGTGTCGTATGACTCACCATGCACACCAATCCTAACAGGCGTTAGGAAGCCCATAGCGATCAATTCATCACAAGTGATACGATACAGCAGCTTTTTATAATAAGGTTCTGTAGCCTCGATTACAGTGCGGTTGTCTGTGTCAATTTCATAGATGTATCCTGTAGTGGTGCGGAACGGTGTACCAGTCATGCCGATGACACGCAGTAGGGGATTACCTTTGCGCATATCATCAATGATTTGCTTGAATGTAGGCGTTACTCGGTGAGCCTCATCCACAATGACAAGTGTAAATTCATGGCCACGTTCTTCTGCAATCGACTTGAAGGTCCCCTCAGTTGCCAGAACGATATGATGGCGCAATGACTTGGAAACAGATGCAGAATAATAAGAGAATTTTTCCCCTGTCATCTCCATTTTTTCGCCGTTCTGTAGCAATAAATCTTGGTTAGGTACCAGGATAAGAACACGCTTGCCAGTCATATTAAAAACGATCTTTGCAATTTCAGCGCATATAAGTGATTTGCCTGCTCCGCCAGATAATTCTAGTAATGCAGGATCAGAATTCTTCTTGATCCAAGCAATAGCCGCATTCACGGCTTCTTGCTGGTATTTCCTTAATTGGTATGACATCAATCAACCCCGTAAACTAAGCACTCTACTGCAAATTGAATACAGTAAGGCGCACCATTTGCCACATATCGTCTAATACTTCTTTCTGTAACACCTAGCTTCTTAGATATCTCAAGCTGCGTTAATCCAGTTTTTTTAACAAGGATACGGAAATATTCCGCATCCTTATGTTGTCTAGAGTCAGGCTTCATTGGCACCTCGTTTCTTCATTTTAAGATATTGAGCATATGCTTCTGATTTTGGTTGAGTCATTCCCAAGCCCTTGCACCACCAATCATTACGAAGCAAAACCTTGCACATTCTTCTCCATGAGGGAACCCATTGTTTATTTTCTAAATCAGTCGGTGCACAGTCTGGAATGTCACCTTTATAACCACGTTTACGCCACCCCTTAATATGAGCCTTAAATCTTTCAACATAATGGTCGCGGCTTACTGCTGGAAGAGTAGCTAATAGTAAGTTACAGAATGATTTATATGTATGCCCTTCTGGTAGTGTAATTTTATTGTACCCCATGATATTTCCAGATTCTTGAACATATAGAGAACCACTATTCACACCATTTACACGCTGAACCACCTTAAACCATGTTTCAGGTTCAAGCATATGATAAAGCCATAAACCTTGACGCTGATCATCACCGTATGGTTGGCAAAGGCGTTGTTTAGATAATGGAACACCAGCTTTATTCATTAAATCGTAAATAGCATTGCTATCTTTTTGAGTCATATGGTGGTAAATCCAGATGTCTTTTGTTTTCCAATCATAAATTGGGTAGACATTATAAACCTGATCAATAACGTGTGTAGTCCATCGATGACCTCCATATGTTTTCTTATCAGCCATAGCGATTGTGCGGAAACGGTTTAATGATTCGTCGGTACGAATACCAACAAAAGTCGCCAGCTTTTCACCTTGAGCATACCAATCTGCAAACATGATAATAAATTCTTCAAACTCAAGGTTTGGCACAAAGAAATCATAAGGATGATTTTTCATATTCTTAACACCCCAGTGTTTCGGCATGTCACGAACCCATAACTCCTGTGCATTTTCATCCCAGCAAGTCCATGTTGGTTGATAATTTGATACAGCATTACGCAGCTTTATAGGTAAGCAAATCCAATGCAGATCAATATAATCCTTATACATTTCAAACATGCGCTCTGCATGATTTGATGTGTGCTGGTATTGTGCTTCAAAATCAATAAGCATTACACCAACTTTTCTACCTCTCTGGATTGCTTCCTCCATAACAAGGTGAAACATAACACTTGAATCCTTACCACCAGAAAATGAAATCATAATCTTTTCAAAATTATCAAATGTATATGCAATACGCTCTTTTGCAGCAGTCAAAACATTCTTTTCTTCGTAAATACGCAAGTCCATTATTTTTCTCCTTAGTATAAATCAGCTTTAGATTTGCTTTTTGAGTCGTTCCAGCTTAATTGTTCACGACCATTTTCAGAAAGCCATTTGTTTAAATGCTTCAACGCTAAGAAGTCTGCAGCTTGTTTTTCACTATCTGTCAATAAGTTATAACCACCACAGAAACGAGCAGGAACTCCAGTGTATAAACACATTGATGCTTGACCCAACCACGCAATACGATTCATTTTTTCGTTTGTAAGATAATGCTCACAAGAGTAAACCCACTCAGAAATAACACGCTTTAGAATAGAATCAAATAATGGAATGTCAGCAAGGAATGCACGATACGCTTCTTCACATTCTGCAACTGTCATGCCTTGTGGTGGCTTATCTTTATAGAACCCAGCAGGGAAACACTCCCAATCTTTCCATTCATGAAAAATACGTGTGGTTTCTTGTTCTTCATCATCCTCTACATCAGACTCATCCAAGCAATTTAATAGTTCTTCATCAGTTAATGACGCTGTCCATGCTTGACTAAATGAGTCACTAGAAAATACTTCTTGTAATCCAGAAATCTGACATAGACGTAAAATCTCATCCTCATCCATACCTAAATTTTTAGCAATTTTTGCATCTGTCCAGTTACGTTTTTTAAGCTCAATAACGATTTCAGACATAGATTCTACGCGATGCTTACCACGTGCACGGTTATGTCGGATAGTTGATGCCATACGATCAGTTTTATCTTCTTGAGTAGATCGAATCTGAACTAATGGCAGATACCCATGCACACGCGTATTAATTTCTGGATATTCTTTTCCGCAACGGTTACGGTGGAAACCGTCAATTACTTCATAGCTATTATCTGCATCAGGCATTGATACGATAGGCTGTGTATAACCATCAGCATTGATTGATACTCGCAATAATTCCATTTCTGGTGGAGCTACTGAGTTCGGGTTATAGTCGTTTGCATGAACTTCTGCACCTTTTACCCACTTCACAAAGTCCACAGGTTCATTTTTAAATGGACTAATTTCATGGATAGCCTGGCGCAATTCATTAATAGCATCGATTTTTTGATCTAATGGAAGTGATGCGATGGTATTTAAAATTTCTTGATAGTTCATGTTTATCTCCTTAGAACAATTCTAATTATAGGAAAATATTTCCTATTGTCAAGTAAAAAAAATTGGCGTATTTCTACGCCTTAATAGTCAGCTTCTTGGTTTGAATAAACTCAATGCCATCAATTTCTATTGAATCACGTTGCTCAATCAATGCCTTTTTATCGATTGACTTGACAACCTTTTCTTTTACAAACTCAGGAGGTACTAAATCTTCGTTGTCAATTACCACAGAGAAAGGGGCGTCCGAACAAGTAATTGATACACCATCTTCCTTGATATTGGTTAGGTTGTTTTCCTCCATGTGCTGGATGATTTCGTCTTTTAACTTAGACATATCATCACCAAGCTGTGACATGGTATCTTTCAATTCATCGGCAGCAATCTTTAATTTTTTAGCCGTTGCTTCGTATTCTTTAATCTTACGAGCTTTTTCAATTACACTCATACCGTCACCTCCCCATTCCAAAACGCCTTCTGCAACCGCTCTTTGTGCATATCTGTATGATATGTGCATGGCTTTGTTGTGTATGGTACATAGCCTTTAGTTTTTACATGTAGTATCTTGTCTGATGACCAGTCGATATGGAGCATTTTCAGGATACGTTGTAGCGTTTCTTCTGTCATGTCACGACGCTTGTCGTTAGCCATTTGTGTAAGCCAGTTTTCAGACTTGCCCAGTGCTTTAGACACAAGTGTTTTTTTGATGTTGTTGATTTTTAGGAAGTCTTGTAGGTATTGGCGGTTTACCATGACCCTACCAACTACTTTTGCTTGTGACTCAGATAGATGTAATGTCTCACCATTTTTGTGCAATCTGGCAAAACAGCCATTAGCCATAAAGTCGTAAACTTTGATTACAGTTGCTTTATCTCCTATTTTTGAATCCATAAAGCCACTTGCCCATGTTATCTCAACAATATCATTTACTTTATATTTTGTACTCATATCCACTACTCCTAAAAAGTAGGGCATTGCTGCCCCTTATTTAACTAAACTAAACGAGAATCTAATGGAGCGAAAGGCAAGTCATCATCTAGATCGCTTGTGCCACCACCCATATTTACGTTGTTTGTATTGCTGTAACCACCGCTTTGCGCAGGCTGTCCTGCCAACTTCTTATCACCCATCTTCATCAAGCGGTCATACGCCTTGGCTAATTGCTCTGGTTGTGTTTTACGGTCAAGGATTTCCTTAGCCATTAGTCCAGTTGATGCTTGGAAAGTTGATACCAGTGTTGGTTTTGTTTTTAACTCACCACTTCCATTCAAATATTCTTCCATCTGGATTAGCACGCCAATTTGTTTGCCTTCCAGTTCTGGAGCTACTACAGCAGGCTGCCAAATTTTTGCACCAGCATCAAAATCATACTTCTCAATGCTTTTTTCTGTTGGTGTTAATGTGCGTACACCAGCGCAAGCCATAAGAGCGTTTACTTTGTCACGACCAAAAATAGGCGTTCCGTCAGACTTGAATGTATAGAGAATCATTGATGCTTCTAAATTGTTCTCATCTTTGAAAAAGATTTCTACGCCTTGGGTTCCGCTGCGAGCAGTAATAAACTCGAACCGATCAATCACACCAATATATTTACCTGTTTGGATAATGCGTCCGCCTTCACGGTCTGCTTTTTTTGCTGATTCCACATCAATGTTAAAAGTTTGGTAGTTCATTTAGTTAGCTCCTAGGCCGTAGTATTCTACAATGGCGTTATCCACTGCATTTAAATCGTTGTCGATATGTTCAGGCTCAAAAAGCCCGATTGGTGATTTTACTGTATTACGACCATTATTTTTAGTCATAAAAATATGTGTATCGTTGATTACGTCAGTCTGTAGGCAGATTGTTACCATGCCTTCTAATGTAATTTTTTCATCAAGCATTTTGCCGATAGTCTTGATTTTGGTTTTACCTTGTGCATCTTCTTCCGTGTGCGTAAGGATATATACACGTACATCGTCAGGTAGAGCAGATGCCATGTTGAAAATATCCCACATGTTGCGTCCAATTTCCGTAAACTTATCAAACGACTTTTCAGCACTTCGGCGCATAAACTCATTAGCCATAATGTACTGGTTATCATCAATAATGATAATTTTACGCTTTGTTTTCTGCATGATTTGGCAGATCTTTTGTGCATTGTCACACACATAAACAGAACCACCTTCTGCTGTTAATGGTTTCCATTCGGAACTTCGAAATGGTAGCGGTTTCTTAACTGCCTGAATCAATAAAACTTCGTTAGGGTTCATATTGCGCAGACTGGTTGTTTTGCCTGTTCCGCTTTGCCCTAGGATTAATACTGGGATGCTCATGTTCTGTACCTTATTCTTTTGTAAAGCTTTCAACAAGATCAATCAAATCTTGTTTTGCATTTTCATATTTTTGAATCATTTCTTCGTGATATTCAGCAGGATACATACCAAGAAAACATTTATCTTCTACAGACTCTTCAAAACGTTTAAGTTTATTCTTTAGTCTTTTTAGCATTTGTGGTGTCATATTCTGTACCTCATCTCTATATCTGCAATACTACACATGTTTCTTTTGTATTGCAAGCATTTTCTCATGCCTTCTCAAAGAATATTCTTTCATTAGGTTATAGCTCTCCTCTGTAACTTGATACCCAACAATTCCAGTACGACTATGACCTTTGGTGACGCGCTTCCACTTCAATCCAAATTTCTCAATGATGCATCCCATAGCTTTACCACAATTGGTAGGCACATTAAGCGGTTTTAGATTTCCTCGCTTATCCTGAATATCACGGGCATAAGTGGATGGCACCAGTTTTAGTGCAGACAATAAAAAACGGTTCTGGTTGCTCGATACTCGCTTAACAATGTCCTTGCATAGATCAGCAGTAAACAATGCTGTGTCCAGCTTGGTATCTTCTAGCATGATTTCTATAGCCTTTACTTGTGCATTGGCAAATTTACGCAATGCAATATTCTTGTCGCTATCATCATTTGGTGGGACTAGTCCTAGATATCGGGTGAAGCGGTCAATCGCTGGCAGGTGCTCAAACATATCAATATCAAGTGGTGTTAATGAGTGAACAAACTCATAGCCTAGTAGTTTACGGATATTAAACGCCATTAACACAAGTTGTTCTTCCTCTGTAATATCCTTTTTGGCATCTAGTGCATCGGCTTCGTCCTGACTAATCAATGGAGCTTCACACAATGCTTTTCTGTAATGCTCCTTATTTTCCTTTGCGATTTCTTTTAGTTTATCCAGAATTGTGTAGTCAATCTGTGTCGGCATTGGTGGCATGATTTCAAAACAGTAGTATTCTAAGAACCACACAAACCCATTAGCAAAGTCGGCACGGTAGGCACGCTCCTTTTCATCGATCAAGGCCATGACTTGGGTGTATTCGTTTTCTTTTAGCTTACCACCCTCAAGCAATGCAGATTGACGCTGACCCATTAAGATTGTATTGGCCGTTACACCATCGTATTTATGGTTATTTTTCTTTAGACATACATGGTAGTGGTCCACATATCGTACCCGCGCTAACATTTGAGCAAAGTCACTAAAGCAAATTGCTGCACCAGAAGCAATACCAGCAATCATCGTAAAGTGCGGTGCGGTGCCATGTTCTACAGACACGCCAGA